GACCAACCAAATAGAGCAGCTACTGTTGACATGGCTTTAGCACCCATCTCCGTAGCAAGAGCAAAGGGTGCAATCTCAGGTATAACAGCTACTGCGTAAGCAACTGTTGCTACTGCTGATGCGATGCGTTCAATAGGACCCCTAGTGTACTCATCAGAACCAGCTTGTAAAATAGCTTGAGAAGTGGGACCCTCAAGATATGGTTGTTCTAACCAGGCATAGGTATGAATACTCAACGTTGGTATTGCAACGTCATTAGCTGTATCAAGCCCAAACCACGAATAATATGTCAACCTACCAAGATATTTCAAGGTATCTTCGTCCAACATATTAACATAATTAGATTTCCAGAAAAATGGTAATACCATCTCCGCTCCTGAACTCTCTTGAGGGTATAACCAAACATGAGGTCGCTGTGAGGTATGTGGTAGATAACCACCATTAGATGTAGCATCTGACAAGTAATTATACATGGGGGTATAATCAACTTGAACCCCACCATACACAAAAGGACTACTCGATATTTCAAATTTAAGGTGTAAATTAGCACGCAATAAATTAAAATTCTTAAGCTTATTTTCTACATAAGTATTAGTGGCATATAAATGCCAAGGATAAATAGTAGAATTCACACCTCCTGATCCCCAAGGTAATGTATCAATGAGGACTGGTCTACTCAAGAATGTCTGAAGGTCAATAGCATCTTGACGATCGTTTATTGCAACCATATTCCGAGGCGTGACAAATCTCACTTCCTCCGTAGGTTGTTCGTCAATAAATGTTGTTGTTAATTGGCTATCGGCCTTACTCTCTGCTGAATCGTTTACTCCAGTGACAATGTCAGCAACATTGCCATTAGAGGGAGCACTATAGCCAGCTCCACGGGCTGTGTCAGTTTGAGTGCTGACATCACTTGTATTTGTTCTGCTGAGTGCTTTATTCGGAATCGTAGCTCACTCATGCTACAACTCTATAGTATCTTATTGGTCCACCACGCCAATCGTAAATACGATTTATAGTGGTACACTTGAGCCCACTCTACTACATACTTCCAAAGATACAATTGTATGTAATCAGATAACCCAAGCATATATTCATTGGTTAAGGTTCTAATGAACCAGTACAGCGACTTACATAATCACCCCACGATAACAATCGCTTATTGGGTAAGTATAGCGCAAGATCATATTTAACCACTATATGATCCAAATGAGTATACCACTCATCAAATAAATCTCGCCCATGCCAGAAAAATTCTGAAAGAGCTGAATCTATAATTTGAGCTGATAATTGTTGTTCTGACAGGTGCTTACTCTTAACACCCACCATCAAGGATTTAACAATTGAATTAACTTCAAGGGGAGCCACATATCGTGCTAAATCCTGCTCCCATCTCCATTTCCTCTTCAAGAAATCTGCATCGTGAATTGATATATAAGGGCGCGATTGCGATTCTTTATCTGCCATAGTATACGTGATACCAATATCACCCAAAGTTTCCATCACAGTAGTATGGTTAAACCATGGTACATGATCAGAAACACCCATTCCATTATCGTC